ATTCATAACTGGATAAGAGCTCTAGGTAAACCTAAAGATTTTTCAGAATATAAAACTTTATCCAGTAATAAAAGTTATACAGGAGATGGTATAAGATCAGATATATCTTTAATGATATTATCAAGTGCTAAAAATGCAAATTACGAAATAGTGTTTACAGATGCATATCCTTATGAATTAAGTAAAATGTCATTTGATACAACTGATCAAACTGTTGAATATATTGAAGCTTCAGCTACATTCAAATATATATTATTTGAAATAAAAAGCGTTTAATCATTTACAAACTTACATTTATGTGTTAGTATAATATTGATTATATTAATCAGAGACATATCATGAAGATTGAAGACATTGTTGAAATGTGGGCCGTCGATACACGTATTGACAGTACTGAATTAGCCTCGGAAAGTTTAAAGATACCTGGATTACATAATAAATATTATCGTATCTTTATTGAAGAAAGGCTTCGTCTTAAAAAGATGGAAGCTGAAATGAAATCGTTAAAACTAGATAAGTATGAATTCTATACATTAGGACCTACAAAAGAATCACAGGAAAAAGGTTGGCAACTTCCTGCTAAAGGTATTATCTTAAAGCAAGATATTCCAATGTACATGGATGCTGATAAAAATATGATTGATATGAATCTTAAAATATCGTATCAAAATGAAAAAGTAGAACTACTAGAAACTATTGTTAAATCTATAAGTAATAGAAATTTTATTATTAAAAATGCAATCGATTGGAATAGATTTGTTATGGGTGGTTAATTGGATTCTGTAGAAATAAGTAGATATGATGAAGTCTACATAAAAATAAAATGTGATCCTGGTATAGCGCAAGAACTAAGTGATTATTTCACATTCTTTGTGCCTGGCTATAAATTTATGCCAGCCTATAAAAGTAAATATTGGGATGGTAAAATTCGTTTATTTAATCCATTAACATGCATTATATATACTGGTCTTATACCATACATAGAAACGTTTTGCAAAGAAAGAAATTATCTTGTAGATTACATAGATGATTTTTCCTGTGAAGAATTTTCTTTAAAAGAAGCTAAAGAATTCATATCTAGAATTAAACCAACAATAGAACCTAGAGACTATCAGCTTGAAGCATTTGTATATGCTGTTAGAAATAGAAGAGCTCTATTACTATCACCAACTGCATCAGGTAAATCATTTATCATCTATCTATTAGCGAGATATTATAATACCCGTACTCTTATTATTGTACCAACTACTTCTTTGGTTAGTCAACTTGCTTCTGATTTTGCCGACTATGGCTTTGAATCTGATAGATATGTACATAGAATCTTCTCAGGACAAGATAAACAAACAGATAAACCAATTGTCATCTCAACGTGGCAATCGATTTACAAACTTGATAAAAAATATTTCGAACAGTTTGATGTGGTCATAGGAGATGAAGCACATTTATTTAAAGCCAATTCTCTTTCTTCTATTATGTCTAAGTTACATCGCTCTCGTTATAGGTTTGGCTTTACAGGTACTCTTGACGGGACTCAAACCCATAGGTTGGTTTTAGAAGGATTATTTGGAGTTGTAAAAAAAGTTACAACTACCGCTGAACTTATAGAACAAAAACATCTTGCAGATTTTAATATTAAAGCTATTGTATTAAAATATTCAGATGATACTAAAAAGTTATTAAAAGATGCATCATATCAAGATGAGATAGATTTTATTGTACGTAATGAATCAAGAAATAGATTTATTAAAAATTTAGCATTATCATTAGATAATGGAAATACCTTATTACTTTTCCAATATGTTGAAAAACATGGAAAAGTTTTATATAATATGATTAAAAATGATGCTGGAGATAGAAAAGTATTTTTTGTTTCCGGCGAAATCGAAGGAGAAGAACGTGAGCAAATTCGTAAGATTGTTGAAACAGAACAAGATGCAATTATCGTCGCTAGTTACGGAACTTTTTCTACCGGCGTTAATATTCGTAACCTGCATAACATTATATTTTCTTCTCCTTCGAAGTCACGGATAAGAAATTTGCAATCTATTGGGCGTGGTCTTAGAAAGTCTGATACAAAAACATCAAGCACACTATATGATATAGCAGATGATTTATCTTGGAAATCAAAGAAAAACCACACATTATTGCACTTTATTGAGAGAATAAACATTTACAATGAAGAAAAATTTGTATATAAGATATATACAGTTGGATTTAAATCATGACACATGTTTTAATAAAATTGAGTAATCATGAAGATATTATAGGATTACTTCAAAATAAAAATAAAGAAGATCTTATCATTAAAGATCCTATGATTTTGATAAGTAAAACTGATTCAAATGATGAAACTGGAATAATACTTATAAATTATATTCCATTTTCATCAGTTGATCATGTTTGCTTTAGTTTATCAAATGTAATAGCAGTTATACCATTAAATGATGATATGATTAAATATTATACCTATTCTAAAATTTATTGTTCTAAAACTTTTGATCAAAATTTTCATGACAATGTATTAAGATCAACTGAATATCTTGAAAGATTTTTAAATAAAAAACCAAAGAAAAAATCACATTTAAATGAAGATGATATAAGATTCTTCTTATCGCAACCATCAAGCAATACGGTAAATTAATGGCAACAAAACATTATGTTAATAATAAAACTTTATATGAAAATATGAAAGTTTATCGTGAGAAACTTATAACATCTAAAGAAAACAATATGCCTAAACCACCAATACCAAATTACATTGGTGAGTGCATACTTCTTATTTGTACTAAATTGTCATATAAACCTAATTTTATGAATTATTCATATAGAGATGATATGATTGCTGATGGTGTTGAAAATTGTGTTGCTTCTGTAGACAATTTTAATCCTGAAAAATCAGTAAATCCTTTTGCGTATTTTACGCAGATTGCATGGAATGCTTTTCTTAGAAGAATAGCAAAAGAGAAAAAACAAACATATATTAAACATAAAAACTTTCAAAATCAATTTTCAAATGATGAAATGGATTCTATTTTTCATGACAGACAAATGGTAATTGGCAATAACACAAATGAATATTCTTCAGATGTCATTCGTTCTTTTGAAGAAAAAGAAAAGTTAACAAAACAGAAAAAAAAGAATAAGTTAGAAGAGCTTATTATTGAAAATAATGTGGAGATTTATAATGAACTTAAAACATAATATGCATTTAGTTCCGCAGATTGTACAGGACCTTGCAGAAAGCTCTCTAAACGAAACTAAGCATGAAAATGAAAGAACAAACTATATCTATAGAATAGAAGCTATTCGAGATTATTGTAATGCGGCTCTTACAAAATATAATACTAATAAATTTACTAATAAATCTAATGTAAGATTTACACGTTGAAAATTGCTTTAATTACAGATACTCATTGGGGCGTACGTAATGACGGGGTTGTTTTTCTCGATAATAATAAACAATTTATTGATAACATTTTTTTTCCTACTTTGGAACAGGAAAGAATATCAACGATCTGCCATCTTGGTGATCTTGTTGACCGTCGTAAGTACATTAATATTAACACTGCTAGGCGTCTTCGACAAGATTTTCTGGACCCAATTTCTAAACGTAATTACGACTTTCATATTATTGCTGGTAACCATGATACATACTATAAAAACACAAATTCTGTAAATGCTCTTAACGAACTTGTTAGAGGTCAATATCCGTTTCATGTATATGATCAATTACCAAGAGAAGTAGATTTTGATGGTTTGATTGTGTTAATGGTACCTTGGATATGTGATGAAAATAGAAAACTAACATTGGAGAAGATTCGTGGAACAAACGCGCAAATCTGTTTTGGACATTTGGAACTCGCCGGATTTGAGATGTACAAAGGATCAATGGTGTCACACGGGGATGATGCTAACATTTTTAATAAGTTTGATCTTGTTTGCTCTGGTCATTATCATCATAAGTCCTCTTCTGGTAATATTCATTACCTTGGCAATCATGGTGAGTTTACTTGGAGCGATTATAATGACCCTAAAGGATTTCATATATTTGATACTGAAACGAGAGATTTAAAGTTTATTGTAAATCCATATACCATTTTTGAAAAGATATGGTATAATGATATCAAATATACTATTGAAGATATAGCTTCTCAAAATTATGAAAAGTATAAGAATAAGATTATAAAAGTAATTGTACAAAATAAAACCAATCCATACTGGTTTGATATGTTTGTTGATAATCTGGAGAAGTGCGGTATATTAGAATTACAGGTAGTTGAAGATCATCTTAACTTGAACTTAGAGCAAGATGAAGATATTGTTAATGAAGCAGAAGATACACTTACTATATTTAAGAATTATATTGGCCAAATTAATACATCTGAAGATATTAAACAAAAGATAGAAAATACTGTACACTCTCTATACTCAGAGGCATTGTCTGTTGAATGATTGTTTTTAAAAAAATTAGATGGAAAAACTTCTTAAGTACTGGTAATATTTTTACTGAGATAGAACTTAATAAGTCCGCAACTACACTTATCGTTGGTGAAAATGGCGCTGGCAAATCAACTTTGCTAGACGCTTTGTCATTTGCTCTTTTCAATAAACCTTTTAGAAAGATTAATAAACCATTACTATTAAATTCTATTACCAAAAAAGATCTTGTAGTAGAGATTGAATTCTCTATTGGTTCTAATAATTATAAGATTATTAGAGGTATAAAACCAAATGTTTTTGAAGTATATCAGAACGGTGCTTTGCTTAATCAATCAGCTGATAGCAAAGACTATCAAGATATTTTAGAAAAACAAATTCTCAAAATAAACTTTAAATCTTTTTGTCAAGTTGTTGTACTTGGATCTGCGTCATTTGTTCCATTCATGTCATTGCCTGCCGGACAACGTAGAGAAATTATTGAAGATTTGCTTGATCTTCAAATATTTACAAGTATGAATATTATTCTTAAGCAAAGAATTACATCAAATGCTGAAGATCTTATTAAACAAGAAGCTAATAAAACTATTGTTGAAGAAAAGATAAAGCTTGTTAAAAAACACCTTATAGAGATACAAAATAGTAATGATAAAATCATTACTGAAAAGAATGATCGAATTGCACAAACCAATATTCAAATTAATGAATTCGACAATGAATATTGGAAACTAGAGAATAAAAGAAAAGATCTTGAAGAGAAGATGGTAGATGAAAAAGAATTAACATCTTCCATGAAAAAACTTACTGCACTTAAACATAAATTTGAAGCACATTTATCATCGCAGAAAGAACAGATAAAATTCTTTACTGATCATGATAATTGTCCTACATGTAAACAAGAAATAAATGAGACTTTTAAGTGTGATATGGTTCAGAACAATCAAAAACGCGTTAAAGAACTAAATGATAACTTAGAAGTTGTTGCTAAGAATTATATAGAGACCAATGATAAAATTAATGAGATGATGAGTATTCAGTCTGAAATTAATAGCACAAAGATGGATATTCATAAATTAACTACTCGTATTTCTTCTCTAATTGAATATAGAACACAATTAGAGAATGAGATTAATACTATACAAAAGATCGTAAAAGAAGATGATTCTGATCAACTTAATAAACTAGTTGATGAATTTAAAGAAACAGAAATTATATTAGGTGAATTGCATGATTTAAAACAAACATATCAGGCAGTATCTGTATTGTTAAAAGATGGTGGTATTAAAGCTAAAATCATTAAACAATATATACCTATTATTAATAAACTTATCAATAAGTATTTGTCTTCAATGGATTTCTTTGTACAGTTTGAATTGAATGAAGAATTTAATGAGACCATCAAATCTAGATTTAGAGACGAGTTTAGTTATGCTTCCTTCTCTGAAGGAGAAAAGATGCGTATTAATCTTGCTATACTTTTTACATGGAGAGCTGTTGCTAAACTGCGCAACTCTATATCTACTAATATTCTTATTATGGATGAAGTAATGGATTCTTCTCTTGATTCAAATGGCACAGAAGAATTTATGAAAGTATTAACTCATCTCACCTCTGATACTAATACATTTATTATTAGTCATAAAACAGATCAATTCTATGATAAGTTTACTTCTGTAATTAAATTTGAAAAACATAAAAACTTTAGTAAGATAGCAGCATGACAGAAAAAAAAGTTTTAATATTTTTTGGTGGTAATAATCCAAAACCAAAAAAATTAGGATTGCCAGATTGGATTCCTACTACAAAATTACCATTTACACAATCTATTAATAGAATTAATAAAGAAATAGGTGATCAATTAAATCCATTTAAATCAATTATTATGACTGAAACAATTGATGAATTAAAAAATCTTCCAAAAGATAATAGTTCTTTTGAAGAATTAGTTCATAATAGAGCAATAGAAATACAAGAAAAAACTAAAGGCTCTAACGTTTATTTAATGTATAGTGGTGGTATTGATAGCACTACTGCTATTGTTTCTATAATGAATATTTGGAGTGAAGAAAATTTAGAACGTTTATATATTTTGATGTCATATAGATCTATTGAAGAATTCCCTGATATGTGGAAAACAATCAATAAAAAATTTAAAGGAAGAATTATAAATTCTTTAACAAACACAAACTTTATTGATAAAGGATATATTATTACTGGTGAACACGGAGATCAAGTATTTGGAAGCGATGTAATTATTCCTATAGTAAATTATTATGGAAATGCAGGTATAAATCTTTCATGGAAAAATAATATTAATTCTTTTTATAAAGTGTTTTTTGGTAAATCATTTAGTAAAAACGTAGATATATTTGTTGATAAATATGCTATGACTTTACA